TAACATTTATAAGCGTCTCGGTTACAACCTCTCAAACTGCTATTTTTGTACCTTTACTCTCAAACCAGAATTTTATGAGACCTTTTGTAAGGAGCCCTACGCCTTTATTCGTCGGTTTATAGACCGCATGCGTAAGGATCAGCTCCTCCGTTATCGAAATCCCGATACAGGTCGCTTTTGTTATCGCAAGATTTCTTTTCCTTATCTTTTTGTGCTGGAGGTTGCCGACGGTAAGCGTGCAGCTCAACGTAGGCTTCATTCTGAGCATCGACTTCATCTCCATGCGGTCATGTTTGGATGCCCCCTGCCTTGGTGGCGTGTTCGTCATTACTGGATGTCCTTCGGTCTTGCTTGGGTTAGTCCTCTTCGCCATTTCGGTGGCGTTCGCTATGCAATGAAGTATATCACAAAGAAGTCTGCTGTGCATTGGAATGACGTTCCGAAGGAAGTTTTAGATCTACATGGTCGTTTGTATGTCTCTCATGGGTTTGGCCGATTGTCGGAATCGGAGAAGGACGCCCTTCGAGCATATATGATGACTGGTTGCAAACAGTGGTTCTCTATCTTGATCGATAATCACCCTTACAGTATTCCTCGTTATTATAAGTTGGCATGTTTTACCAAGGATCAGATTCGCTGTCGCAACGATTCTCTCATTCCGCAGCTTATTTGGGAATATGTTTTGAGGACTTATCCTACTTATTCTTATTATAAAAAACAACTTATAAAACAATCTATTTTATGGCAATGATGTTTCTTTCGCGTAAGCGAAATAAGAAATCCCGGTTTAAACTTTTTTCCGGTAACCCCACTTCTGCAAGCTGGGGTACTCTGATTCCCACCAACGTGACCCGTGTTATTGCTGGTGATGATTTCAGCTTCCAGCCTGGCGTAGGTGTGCAGGCTCTTCCGATCGTGGCCCCTTTCTTGGGTAATGTATGTATCAAGAAGGAGTATTTTTTTATTCCCGATCGGATCTATAATGTTGATCGTCAGCTTAATTTTCAGGGTGTCACTGATACTCCGAATACTGTCTATAAGCCTTCGATGGCGCCTTCGATTCCTTTCGATACCAGTAGTTCTTCGGGAGGTTCTATCGCTTTCTCGGTTTCTGCCTTGCAAACGAATCTGCCCGGCGGATCTCTTGGTTCTGTCGTCGGCCCCGGTTCTCTTGCTGATTACATGGGTGAAGCTCCAGGTTCTGTCGTTACGGGTGTTATCGACCTTACACCGTATATCGGTTATTTTGATATTTATTATAACTACTATCTCAACCAGCAATACGACTTGATTCCTACGTCCTTGGCTGGTACTGCGTCCGATTCTGCGATGGAATATCCCTATTACTTGCCGGTCTCCGATCTGGAAGCCTATCTGCGCACCATCAAAACCACGCCGAATACTTCTCCGGCTGTTCGTGCGGATGATTCTGCCTCGTTTTCTACGAATGTTGATGCCGCCTTGAATGCTGTTACTGGTGAAGCGTTCTTGTGGGACTTCTTCACTGGTCGGCAGTCTCTTTTTCAGCGTGGTTTTCCGTCCTACTATCTCGAGGCTTGGCTGAAGACTTCTTCCTTCGTCGATGCTGCTGTCGATGTTTCGACTTCAGGTAAATCTGTGTCGATGCGTAATATCACTTTCGCATCTCGCATGCAGCGTTACATGGATCTCGCCTTCGCCGGCGGTGGTCGTAACTCGGATTTCTACGAGTCTCAGTTCGATGTCAAACTCAATCAGGACAATACTTGCCCGGCCTTCCTTGGCAGTGATTCCTTCGACATGAATGTTAATACGCTCTACCAGACGACGGGCTTCGAGGATAATTCCTCGCCGCTTGGTGCTTTCTCTGGCCAGCTTTCTGGCGGTACTCGTTTTCGTCGTCGTAACTATCATTTTAATGATGATGGTTATTTTATGGAGATTACATCCATTGTTCCGCGGGTTTACTATCCGTCTTACATCAATCCCACCTCGAGGCAAATTTCCTTGGGCCAGCAGTATGCTCCTGCGCTCGATAATATTGCGATGCAGGGCTTGAAGGCTTCCACGGTCTTTGGTGAGGTTCAGAGTCTTGGTGCTACAAAACCGACCTATGCCGGTAGTAACCTTGTTGTTCCCGGGTTTAAGCTGCAAAATGTCAATTACGTCGGCTATGAGCCCGCTTGGAGCGAACTCATGACGGCTGTCTCGAAGCCTCACGGTCGCCTCTGTAATGACCTTGATTACTGGGTTCTTTCTCGTGATTATGGTCGCAATCTCTCCTCCGTCATGGATACTCCGGCTTATAGAGATTTCATTAAAGCCGCTGGAACCTTTGTCGATGAACTTTCCCTCCAACGCCTTACGGCTTTCTTCAAGCGGATCTATGTTTCGCCCTCTTCGTGTCCCTATATTCTGTGTGGGGATTTCAATTACGTCTTCTACGATCAACGGGCCACTGCCGAGAATTTCATTCTCGATAATGTTGCTGATATCGTGGTGTTCCGCGAGAAGTCGAAGGTCAATGTTGCAACGACTTTATAAACCTTTTCATTATGAAAACAAAACAAAATTATGATCCGCACGTAGGTTGTCTTTATTCCAACCTTTCGCAGCGCGTTGGTGTTCGTTTTTGTGCTGATCAGTGCGCTTCCTATCATGTTCGCAGCTGTGTTTCCCGGCCCGATGAGTTTGTTATTGGTGCCAGGAGTATGAACGAGATCCTCGAGGAGTATTACACCTTCGGCTTTCTTTCTTGTGATACGCAGGCTGTCCATGGTGATACTGCTTATGATGAGATTCAGCCTTCTGGTAAGAATGCTTCGTTCCTTTCGACGGATCCTAGCTCGGATTTTTCACTTGATAAGTTCGAGCGCATCGAGCGTATTGCCGAGTGTGTTGGCGAGACTTCTGCCGAGCGTCACAAGGAGGAGTTGGGCAAACAAAATGACAAGTAGTTATGTCTGCCCTTGTTACTTCTGCGATTATTGCCGGTGCTAGTGGCCTTGCGGCTGCTGGTGGTTCGAGTATTGCTGCTTCTAATATGAATGCTCGTGCCGAGAAATATAATCGGTGGGCCCTCAAAGAACAGCAGCGTTATCAGAAGGAGTATGCGGACTATATGGCTCAGCTGGAAGCTCAGCAGAATAATTTGTACTGGGATAAATACAATTCCCCGGCCGCTCAGCGTCGAGCGCGTGTCGCGGCCGGGTTTACTCCCTACGCTGATGTCGGAGGTATTCAGACGTCTTCTGTTGATTCCGGCTCCTATGGTGGTTCGACGCCTTCTGCGCAGTCCTTCACACAGCCGGGTGGTATTCCGACCAGCCCCCTTATGGGTGCTTTTGGTAATGCCACTCAGCAGACCCTCTCAGCTCTTCAGGCCGAGGCTAATATTGAGCTTACCAAGTCGCAAGCCCTTAAAACTCGGGCTGAGACTACCGGTCTGGAAAATACGAATTCTATGTTTGACGTTGTAAAATCTATTGCGGATGAAGAACTTACATCCAAGCGCTTCAGTAATATTCTCAAAGAAACTGAAGTCAAGTATGCCGAGGCCAATGCCATTACGGATCTTGATACCAAGCAGGCTAAGATTGCTGAGATCAATGCGTCAGTTTTGGAGCGACTTGCCGGCGCTGCTAAAACTGATGCTGATCGGATCACTGTAGAGCTTCTTCGTGATGCTCAGAAACGCTCCCTTGAGGCTGGTGCTTCGCTTGCTGAAGCCCAGGCGGCGACTGAGCCGCATAGAGCTCTCAATCTCAAGCAGGACACCCTGCTTAAAATGGCTCAGGAGGAGACCGAACAGCTTCTTCGTTCTCAGAAATTTGAACTTACGCGTCAGCAAGCCCGTGCTGCGGCCATTTCGTTTGTTCAGGAGCGTGTCCTGACCTACCGTCAGGCTGAGGAGCTTGCTCGTTACCTCGCTAACGTTCATGATCCCAAAAACATGTGGGACGGTATTTGGCGTATTGTTTCGCTCCCTTCTGGAATGTCGAAGAGTGATTTTGCAGCAGACCTCTATAATGCTCTTTACGAGGAGATCAATTCAATCAATTAGAATTTTTGAGTTTATTTTAGCCCGGCCGTCGCTGCCGGGCTTTTACTTGCTTCCTGTGGCTTGTAACCTTCTGTGTTCCTCTTGCAGTCTTACCCCGCACCGCAGGTAGCGACTAGCACCTCTATAAGGTGCCATGGTCGCGGACGGAGTCCGCTGGCACGTAAGCGATGGTTTACCATCGCGCCCGTAAATACCCATTTTTGAGAGAAGGCACTTTTTCTTGCCTATATATGCCAGATGTGGAAACAGCGCTCTCGCGAGGTTCCGCATCGGTTCTCTCAAAGTCATAAAAATTTATGAGCGTAGCGAATTCCATTAGGTGACTGAGAGGGGGTACGGGGGAGAGAGTTAGGAGCCCCGTGCATGAGATTGTCTGCATCTGTTAACGCGCGCGCGCGCTTCGCGTGCGTGCGATGACAGAGCTAAGTAGCTCAGGCACAGTTTTGCGTCCTTACTTTCTCCCCCGTTATATACTTCTCAGGTCTTTTTAATTCGTCGATTTCTCCGAGTAATTGACCTTTTGGTCGAAAAAACACAATTTTCTTGCATTTTAAAATGGATCGCCTTGCAACGACGCAAGAATTCATTATATTTGCCCCGTAGGGCACTTAAATTATTCATTAAATCGTTTTTTATGGAAAAAACACCATTTTACCGTACTAAGGCTTTTTGGACGCTTATAGCGTCTATAATCGCCGCTCTTGCTGCTTACTTCACCGTATCGTGTAGCTATTCTCGGAAAGTATTCCGTCACGGTGTTCATCATGATACCGTGCGGGTTGAATCTAAAATCAAATCTCGTGACCTATCATGTTTAACAACGAATCTTGGGACACCCTCTCGCAGTCTTTCGAGTTCGAACCTCGAGCTCATTTCGTGGAAACACTCTTTGTCTCTTGCTCCGACTATGCCGTCGACGGTGGCTACATCTCTTTCCGGTTTGCCTTGGCAGATCGTGTTCGAATCCAAACCGCAGTTGATTCTATTGTCGCAGCTCAGGTGCCATTTTATTTTACCATCGAACAAGGATTGTTCGACTCCGATTGTAACCGCGTTGTCTATGAGTTCAACATCTCAGACCTCTTTTTTTTCATTTACGCTCGCTTCTCTGATTCTTGCAGTGCCTCTCGGCCGCTCTCGTCGCGGCGGCCGAAGAAAAGGAAAACCCCGTCCAAAGGTTAAAAACATATTAATCGGTGGACAACACCTGTAGTTGTAGATCTTGTTTTTTTTAGTTTGTTTGAGTTATGTGTAACAAGCCTTTGCGGGTTACGAATCCACATTACATTAAACTTGCCGGCCAGCTTGGTGTAGAGATTCCTCAGTTCTCTAATCAGCCGGATTATAAGCTTCAAGTGCCCTGTGGTAAGTGTGTTCAGTGTATCAAGAAACGTCAACAGCACTGGTTTGTTCGCGCTTATAACATTTATAAGCGTCTCGGTTACAACCTCTCAAACTGCTATTTTTGTACCTTTACTCTCAAACCAGAATTTTATGAGACCTTTTGTAAGGAGCCCTA